TCTGAAATTGATCTTCCTATCGAGCATGTGGATGAAGAAGTCCATTATCTTCCGAGCCTCGTCACACCCTATGTTGGTTATGGCGAGACTGCGGAAATCGTATTTGGGTTGTGTCGTCATAAGCCGAATAATTCTTTCAGTGTATCCGATATATCATCGCTTTTGACAGTGAAGTTTATGGCCACCCTGCCCTTGTCCTCAATGATCTCCGTGTCGGCCTTCTCGACCGCTTTCTCGGCTACTTCCTTTGCCATGTCGTCTACTACGCACGCCCACGCAACCCGCTTTCTCTTATTGGGCCTTGTCTCCAAATAAGGCTTAACCGCCTTGAACGTTCCTCTATAGACATTTCCATCCTTGTCTTTAAGCGTAGCCAAATACCCGTAGGTACGCTTGATCATGTCTTTCTTGTACTGCTTCTTGAATTTTCTCCAACTGGCCATATAATCTGTTTTTTAGAAATTAGTATTGTAGAACGGAGAAGTGAGTACGACATCAACGCACTTGTCGGGAAGCTTACTGATAGTAGTACGACAGTCCTCGGTGAACTACCCATGAGCTAAAGACTCATGGGCTTCGTGGGCTGCGCAAGTAACCTTGCTCATATCTCCGCACGCTTTGATTTCCGCTGTTCCGGCGGTATGTATATTGTGAAACGCAAAGCACTTAATATTGTTAGCTGCGAGCAAATCTCTATCATGGATTGCACCGCAAACAGGACAAGTCCAGTGACGCATAGAAAGAGTCAGATTATGATTGATATAACCACATGTACACATCTTGGAAGAAGGCTCAAATCTTCCGATACGCAGAATATTAACGCCATGTTCCTTTGCCTTATATTCAAGCAAGGTGTTGAAGTGGCGTATGGCAATATCTTCCAATGCCTGTGCAAGACGATGATTCTTAACCATGTTGCTTACAGTAAGCGTTTCAAGACAGATTGTGTCATAACGAGAAACCAAATCATGTGTGACCTTATGAAGAAAATCATTCCTCTGATTGGAAACTCTCTCATGCGCCCTTGCGAGTTTGAGCCTTGCACGTTCCCTATTATTCGAACCTTTGGCTTTATGGGAAAGGGAACGTTGCAAGCGCTTGACTTTCTTGATAGAACGTTTCAGGTATTTATGATTTGGTATTTCCGTACCGTCAGAAAGAACGGCAAACGTCTTGATGCCCAGGTCAATCCCGACAGCTTTGCTTTCGCTGATAGGTTTTGCCTTTGCATCTTCCTCGTTCACTTCAACGAGTATGGAAATATAATATTTATATGTAGGTGTCCGTGTGATAACGGATGTCTTAATCTTTCCCTCAAACTTCCTATGGAAGCGAGCCTTGATCCCCTCTCTGAATTTTGGGATATAGACTCTGCTTTCATCGAATTTCACTCTCGTATTCTGCGGTACAGAAAAACTCTGCCGATTGTCTTTCTTGGACTTGAACTTAGGAAAGCCTTTCTTTTCACGGAAGAATTTCACGAAAGCGGAGTCAAGATTTGCAAGAGCAGCTTGTAGGGAAAGCGAGTTTACTTCAGAAAGCCAACAGTATTCCTCGATTTTTTTCATTTTGGGCAGTTCTGCCTGAATAGTATATCGAGAAATATTTGTCTTATCATTTTGATATGCTTTTACCTTCTTGTCAAGTGCGTAGTTATATATGAAACGACAGCAGCCGAGATGCTTTGCAATAAGCACCTCCTGCTCTTTTGTCGGATAAATCCTGTATTTGTACGCCTTGTATTTCATATCACAAAGATACTTAATAATTTAGATATTACCAAATAAACATCTAAAAGAAGTAGCAATATTATATAATATTAACGCAATTCATCCACACAGGCTAAAGACCTGTGGGATTTCTTGCTAAGTTTCATTTAAAAATCTTATTGTATTCCATCTTACTTATTGTTTTTCTCTTTTTCTTGGTTCAGCTTATAGATGAGCGTAAAGTTTTCGTCTTTCAGTCTACGCACCTCAGCGTTCAGACGTTTAATCTGGAGCTTCCATGCGTTCAGACGATTCTCTTCCCTCATACGTGCTATCTCATCCGCATCCACGCCGTCCATGGACAGCCCATAATTAGTGAGCTTGATGTTGAGAGCATTTACCCTTGCTCTGAGCTTCTTAATCAGCTCGTCTTTCTTGCATGTAGGAGCCTCTTTATCTTCAAGCTCCTGCTTCATACGTTCGTTTTCCTCGATGACGGACTTGTAGTAGTCCTTCCGCTTCTGATCATACTCCTTGAACTTGGAGATAGTGAACTTTAGCTTTGCGATTTCAAAGTCACGCGGGTCATCGTATAAGTCCTTATTAAATATATGTCCCATATTGATTGTTGTTAAAATGGTAATTCTTGTTCTTTCACGGCAGAACCAACCTGCTTACCGAGAGGCATGTCGTCCTCGGAGTTGTCCGCCTTGCCGTTTTCTTTCTCTTTTGGCTTACTATTCTTTGCCCATGCTTGAAGCTGCTCTTCGGGGAAGTCGTAGAAGTTCGTGGTATCAGCGTCAAACCCGGCGATGAACGAACCAGTTCCTACGTTTCTACCTTTGCCTATGATAATCTGTGCTGTTCCCTCTACGGGCGCATAGCTATCCTTATAGGAAGTCTTTCCGTATAGAGAAGGCCTCCAAATCAGCAGCACCGTGTCGGAAGCCTCGGCTATCTGCCCGGAAGCCCTCAGTCTGTCAAGCGTTGGCATTGGGTCTTGGTTGTTACGGGCGAGCTGCGAGAGCACGGTGACGTTCACGTTCAGCTCCTTTGCGAGATTCTTTAACTTTCTTGATACCTCTCCAAGGAAGCTCTGTTGGTCGCTGACAGACTTTATAGAGGACAGAATCTGTAGGTAGTCGATAATGAACATCTTGATGCCATACTTCTTTGCGCTTGCCCTCATGGAAGTGAATATAGCCTCAGCAGAAGTCGTAGAGCTATCGTCAAAGTATATCGGCAGGTCGTTGGTCTCGTTCACAGCCTTCTGCACGTCGTTGAACTGTGACTCATAGAGCTTCTTGTACTGGATGAGGCTTGACGACACCTTTGAAATGGTGGCATTGATACGTGCTGCTATCTGCTCTGACATCATCTCCATAGAATAGCACATGACAGGCTTTCCTGCCTTGGCAGCGTTCACCGCAATGTTCGTGGCCAGCGAGGTCTTACCAGAAGAGGTGGCTGCGGCAATGACATTGAAGTCGCTTGTCTGGAACCCGCCACGGCTATCTATGTAGGAGAAGCCCGTCGGGATAAAAGAATCAGATACGCCCGTGATATTGTCCCTCACGCGCTGCATCATCTTTGCGTTGGCATCCTTTAGGGAGATTACTCCCGTGTCAGTGTCGCCGTCTTTCTCCATGACGCTCTCGATCTCCTTCATGGCATCATCGTATGAATAGGTCATGTCCACTCCAAGACGGATGAGCTTCTGGCCGAGTGTCCAAAGGTTTCTGCGCCTTGACAGCTCAACAAGCTCCTCCACGTACTGACCGAACAGAGCGTCTGAGATATACCCCGTGAAGATACTCATCAAGTCAGAAACAGTGTATATGTTCTTTGCGGTGCTCTTGGCGGTCTCTGTGACAACATACATAAGGTCTACCATCTTTCCGTCAGAGATACCCTTCTGTATCATTCTGAACAAGTTCTTGTTCTTCATGTCATGGAACAGATCCTCTGACAGCATCTTCCCGACTGACAGGAGGTTGTTATTGTTGTTCAGAATGCACGTAAGGACACCTACCTCTAATTTACCACTAAATATCAGCGACGAAGGGACGTTCTTGTTCTGTGTTTCTGTGTTCTCAACCATTCTGTCCTCCTTTCTCGCATATTTCGATAAGATGAACAGGGTTGAAGATATAGTCAAATGTCAGCCATCCGTCTTTCGCACCTTTTAAGTAGAACTCATTTTCCTTGACTATCCTCATTGCCTTTGACATTAGCTTAGGATAAAGTGTATAGCAGATATTCAAGTTTACATGTCTTTCAGGCGTCACCTCTGCGACCTTCGGAATATCCGTTCCCATTACTTCTTTGTTAAACCACTCCTTAAAAGCCTCAATATCCGCTATTCGGTATCTGTCCGTAGGAATAACCCTTCCATTAAACTCTCTCGGATTATGCCAATATTTGTCTTTTATAAACTTAGACATCATTGGTCTGAACTTAGGGAGCGTGAAAGCCATAAAATAAGGAATGTACTTTGCCATATCCTCTTTATCTTGCT